TCTTTGCCTATTCTTTTATTGGGTTGGTCTGTGTTCTCTGACGATCCTGACATACGTAATAAACTAGATTTGTTTTTTGAATACTTTAAGAATCTACCATACTGGTATCAAGCTATATTCATTGGTGTAGTATCAGCTATTTATGGTCTTAAAGGTGCTGATATAATGAGAAAGAAATGACAGCTGAAATAGGTAAACCAAAAAAAGATAAATGTATTACTTGTAAGAACAAAATAAATGACAGATATGTCATGTTTGACAAAGTAAAATACTGTTTAAAATGTTTTTACATATCAGGTAAATCATTACCAATATTTCAAAAATGAATAAAGTTAAATTATTTTTAAACAAGTTTTCATTAGCTTGGATAGCATGTATATTATGTATGGTTAGAGGAGATCTATCTGTACTTAATTTAAAACATGCTATTGTTGCTGCTAAAACAGGTACTCTAACTGGTGTTATAGTTGTATTAATGTCTTTAATACCTATTCAGTTTAAATATAAATTACCTATCTTTATGTTTATAGGTTGTTTTATTGGTGATCTTATGACTCATGATACACACTATGGTTATTGGTGGACAGAAGCTGCAATCACTGCATTGGTTGCATCAAGTTTATCTTACATTATAGCACTTACCCCTGCAGGTAAAAAATTAGAGAATACATTGAAATGAAAAAGAATACATGGATACTACCTTTACTTGGCACAATCTTATTAGGTTTATCTAGTTATGTATTAATTACAGTTGTTGAATTACAAGTACATATTGGTATGCTATCTGAAGAAATATTATCTATAGATAAACAGATAGGAAGAATATATAATCATATAGATAGAATGATAGATTAAGAATAATCTCTTTCTATTATCATTTGAAGATAATGAATAGCTTTCTCTATATCCTTACGTTTGCCCTTCTTCTTATGTCGGCATATGTACTTAATGGCATTGCCTTCAGCGAATGGTAAATTATTTTCATTTATAAAGTAAGCAGGTTGCACTCTCATTTTTGAATAATGATCGCCATCAACCTGAGTATTTAAGGTTTCATAGTTCATATCTTTAAATATACTTTTATCAGTCAAATTTTAACCTATAACGACCAGGACGATATTCTCGTTCTGGTTTTTGTTTTATATAATGATTTCTTCGTACTCTAGATATATCATTCTTAATAGCTTTTGCAATTTTTTGATAAGTACGATCTGGATCTAAATCAGCTAATCTACACACAGTTCTAAAATCTTTTGAGTTACTAGTAAGCCAAGCAATAGCTTGATCTCTATAATACTGATAGTACACATCTACACCTTTATAACTAGCATCATGGATTGCTTGAACTATTACAGATAAAAACAATCTTTGTTCAGGTGTCCTGTTCATCTACAACTTCATAAGTCATACGATGATCTACAGCATCTACTTCCTGCCAATTTAATGTCTTAGAGTCAATAGCCTTAACAATCTTTAATGCTTCAGCATCTGACTCTGCATTAACAAATATTTCTGTATAAGCAGGAAGTGTAACCCATCTTTTAAATTTATAAATCATATATTATTTTTACGTCTACTTGCTTCTAATGTTCTAAACAAATCTATTATAATACCTTCTTTATCTCTTTTATTCTCAACTGTACTCGCTTCAACCTCTGCTTCAAATAATTCCTGAACAGCATTCTGATAAGTTTCACTTGCATAGTAGGTTTGCTCTTTGGCAGATATGCTCTTATCATTTGTGTTGCCAGTAATGTGTAAAGCTTTCTTTCTTTTAAGAAGCCTATCCAAATACTTAACTTTAGCATTAGCTTCAGCATTTTGTACGTCTGTTTCTGCAAGATATTTCAAGGCTTCTTCTAACCTCTTTTCTGTAATCATTACTATTCTCCATATATTTTTTATACAAATCTTTTATACTTTTATCTTTATCAAAAGTATCAATACCCATCAACTCTAATTCTAATTTAAATAACAAATAATTTTTCATAAAAAAAGGGCAGGATCTTTCGATCCCACCCATCACGTTAACTAACTTTAGGGAGATGACGTGTTCTGTTAGAATGGTGCATCTTCCAGATCTTCTGCAGTATCCATCTTTTGATTTAAGATGTCTCTTACAATGAGATCTAGGTTTCTATGTATTTCTGGTGTAACTTCTTTACCAGAGCTTAACCAAGCTGACATAAGATTACTCATAGTCAATCTATACTTTTCTTTCCATTGACCTGCAACATCTCTGACAGCTTTAACTCCAGAAGAACTAACCATATTGTTTGTAGGCACAGCTACTTCACCATCAAGTAATTCTATTGAATTAGCAGTTTGGTATTGTTTACCACTTTTACTAGTACGTATTGGTAAAGCCTCAATTTTCAATCTAGCACCTTTTTGCCATCTTGAAGTACCCATAGCTTCACCATAAATAGTCATGTCAGTACCATCGTCTTTAGTAACGTATACTGTAACACCACCATTATCTTTCTCAAATGCTCTTTTAAATGAACATTCAAATGTCTCAGTTTCCATATTTCTCCTATTGATTTGATTTATTATATTTCCTATTTTTTGCATAGTTATTTATACACTATTGTAAACAATCTTCCCATAGTTTTTTTGCAAAATCTATAGATCCTTCAGATCCTTTCCATCGGAAGTTGTCCATTGTCAAAGGGAACAATCGGACAGCATCCTCTTTAGTTTTACATGTATTTAGTATATGTTCTATGTGTTTCATTGCATTGATAATCTCTTTTAGATCATCACGACCAACCATATCTACACAGTATTGATCTGTTGGTGAGCAATATAATAACATAGTTTCTTTGCCAAATACCTCACGATATAAACATTGTTGTCTAATATCTGCAGGTTTTGGATACCATCTAGCATCAACTTTGCCTGATTTTAAACGTCTAATGTATGCTGTAGCTTTAGTATCTACAATCACTTCATCAAACTCAAAGTCAGTTTTACATATAACATCACGTTCCAAACCCCATTTAGTACCTGGTACTTGTAACTCATTCTGCCATGAAACTACTTTACCAAACTGTGGTAGCTCTTTTACAAACTTGTTTGCAATAATAGCTGCCCAATTGTATTCATCATCTATATGATCAGTTGGTAACAGATCGTCCATTTCATCACGACTATGCTCAAGATATTTTCTTTTAGCAAATTCTGTGATACTATCTTCATCAGTGATTTGGTTTTGAAGTGCGTTGTTAGCTGCATCTTCAGCTGCTAAACCCATTATCATTCTAGCATTGGGTTGTGACTCAAAATCAAATAACTCATTGATAATCCAAAATGCAGGACTATCAATAAACGTATTAGTTTTTGAAGCAGAATGTCTATACTCAATTTTCATATTCATCTCCTTATGGTTAATAATATACAAAAGTATTTAGCTTCTACCTTTAACATATCAATAGATGTATTAAAAGGTAAAAAAACAGCAAGATGTGAACAAGATTATAAAATATATAATCTGTCTATCCTGTTGTGTTGGATTTTACACCCTACACAAGTGTATGGGAGTATAAGCCTTATTGCTCGTCATCATAGATGTTCAAAGAACAGAGTCTATAGACTAAACAAATATTATACACACAATATTAATTTCAAATCTTTTGTTGATAAATACAAGGAAGATTATAAAAATAATTATGCGTCAGATTGAAAAACCAGAACTAATATCTACAATTAGAGATAAAAAAAAGATCTGGTTAAACATTAGAGAATCACGTCTAATGTATATGTTTCATCGTAAGCTCATATCTATAGAAGAATATGAAGCTGGATCTAGATATAGATTAGCATGTGAACTCATAGGTGGCAGCTCTGGTAATTATCTTAAAGAACGTGTTGATGGTATGACAAGTGATCATATTACATCAGCTCTTGGAGCTGCACTATCAGTTGAAGAATGTGACCAAGAAATTGGTCCTACATTCGCAAAAGCTATGAAGTTATTTTGTTGGCATAACTTTGGAATAATTGAAATAGCTAATCAATTAGGTTTGACAGAACGCAAAGCATCTAATAGAGTTCATGAAGGATTAGCAAGATTAAGTATTTATTATGGCTACACGAAAGTGCGACACACTATTAAAGGACAAGGAACTAAAGATAAAAGACAAAAAGTATCTAAAGTGGGTAGCAAGTAATCCTTGTATAATCTGTCAGCAAAATGGTTGTAATGCTCATCATATTACGTATGCACAATTTAGAGGTATAAGTCAGAAAGTTGGTGATCAATTTACAATACCATTATGTGTTAAACATCATCATCAATTACATAATTGTGGTATGTCTGAACGAGATTTTTGGAGCAAGATTGATATAGATCCATTACCTATCTGTAAGATATTCTTTGATCATCATCAAAACATGTGGAAAAACAAGGATTTTTTCTATGATGACTCTATGCTTTGGATAGAGGTATATAACAAACTTGTACCTAAGATTAAGAAAAACATTGATTTTCTACTGCAACCCAAATAAATATATTAGTTATCCTCGCTAGAGGTACGTTCTTATGGCAAAAATATATAAATTTACTAAAAACAAAAAAGCATACTCTGAAGAATTTTTAGCAGGTGTTAAACCTGAAATCATTGGTGATTTTATCCAAGAACAAAATCCTACAATGTCTATTAAAGCTGCAGATGCTATGGCTCTTGCAATTATCTATAGTACCTATCTTCAATTAGTTTTAGATGAAGAAGGTTCTAAAGAATCTATTGATAATTATAAAGATTATATATGGGCAGCTAATGACAAAAAGACGTTACACTAAAAAAAAGAAATCAATAAAAGATAAAGACTCTAAAGATATACCCTATACTAAAGTACGTGTTGAATGGGTTGATTGTGTAAGCGATAGCTCTTGGGCTACAGAAAAAGAATTTAAAAATATGAAACTGGCTACACCAGTTAATGAAGGTTGGATCTTTTCAAAAGATAAACATTCAATAAAATTATTTTCATCATACGATAAAGACGAAGATGGAATTACATTTGGTGATAGAACTATGATCCCTAGATCTTGGATTGTTGAAATCACAGAGATCTAGAAATCATCAAAGAGCTATAATGTATATATAGCCACCCACCTAGTCTCCCAGATGGGTGTATCTACATGAGGCTATATCCAAATATTCCTTATAGCTAGAGATGCATCATGTACTCAAGTAGAATTCTTAAATACCTTTATCCATATACATTTTATTGATAACATCTTTTGCACTGTCATCTGTATTTGGATAATATAAAACTTCTAATCTTTCTTTTGAAGATTTTAACTCAGCTTTAACATGATCTTTAGCATGTTCTAACACTTTAACTAATTCAGGATAGTTACCATAGAACACACCATAGATTGATAAATCATTAATCGCTGCTGTTATTCTGTTTAGACCTCGTATTCTTTTTTCTATCCGAAGTATCTCGCTGTCTGTCTGAACCATTCTCTAACTCCTTAATCTTTAGTTTAAGTTTATCTATTTCTAATTGTTTAGTAGCAAGTGCTGCTCTTAACATATTTTCTTTACTCATTATCTGACTCCTGTATAAACATTTTACATCTATTAATATCTTGTTGATATTCTTTAGCCCATTCTTGTAATATCAAAGAATGCTTATCTAAAAGATAACCACTAGAAATAGCAGAATCTATAATAGTTAATGCTTCCATAGCATCATCCATTTCATTCTGTACTTTTTCTTTTTCACGTTTTTTTGCTTTGTTCTTAGATATTACTTCTTGGACTATTTCATCTTGCACTGTCATCTATTCTCCCTTTGTTTAATGGATCTTGTGTATATTCATCCACTTTAGTTTTTATAGTTCTGTATCTTAATTCACATAGTTGAAGTTCTTCATTCAAACGATCAACTTCTTTACGTAAATCTAATACATCATTACATTTTTTTTTAAGTTTGTCTCTAAGTTCATCAACAAGTAGATGACAATCTTTGAGAACATCTTTTATGTTTTTTTCCATTATGCTACCTCTTTAAGTTTTATATCAACTTTTTTGATAATAGCAACTGCTCCAGAGATACCATCGCCTGGCAAACACATTCTGTTAGTTCTTTTCATCCAATTATACCAAGCATGAGTTGCACGTCTATTTGGATAATTAGTAGCTTTAAGTTTTGCTTCTTCATCGCAATACATATCAAATGATCTTTTGCTTACTTCAGGATTATAACCTTTTTGTATTTCAATAAGATCACAACCTAACAATGGATAAAGATCTTTAAATGTTGGTTTGTTTTTGAACACATGAATATCTTCATTGTCATTATCTTTCCATACTATTACATTATACATTTTCATTCCTTTCTGCTCTATCTAAATAATCTACAACTAAAGATCTAACTAATGTAGATTTATATATATTATGTTTTGTGCAATATTCTTGCAATCTATTATAATTACGTTCACCTAATGATAATCCAAACATACCATATTTTCTAGTATTAGCATTACGTGTAGTTCTTTTAGTTACATTACTTAACAGTTCATCTTCTGTCATTATAGCTCCTCTATTGTTATTAAATATTTATCATCACCTAAACTAACTTCTATATCTGCCATTCTACCTGGTTCATTTAAAGTTAATCCAGCACCATGCACTTCACCTTGAAGTTTAGTTTCAAGAAACTCTTGTATTGCATGTCTTAAATCAAATAAATTATCTGTCATTGTTGCTCCATTTCTGTACCTTGTGGTACAAATCTTATTTGAACTTGAACATCTGCATAATTACAATCCCAAGATTCTTTTAGTGTATTAATTAATGATTCTAGTCTAGAAACTTTCATCATTTCTTCATTTCTTAAATGATTCTTTAATTCTAATTTCTTTTTAGAACCATATTTTTGATCATATTTATATATAGCTAGTTTATCTATCCACATATTATCTCCTAGTTTAGTTGTTTTTTAATAAATTTAGCAACAAGCTCTACGTATCTAAACCACTCATCTATAATAGATCGTTTCTTTGATTTAGATTCTTTTTGAACTTGTTTAATTGCTTTGGTTGTTGCTTCATCAAGCACTTTAACTTCATCTTCTATCTTCATGAATAAACTCCAAACGCAAGTAAAATAATAGTTGCAGCTTGTACGCAAAGAATACCAAACATAATATTTCTATGTTTTTTAAGCATTATATGATGCGTTGTAGTAACTTTATTAGTAGCTTCAATACATCTTAAAACATTATCATTGATTCTTTTTTGATGTTCATGTAATTTCATATCGTTCATATTAACTATCTCCATTGGTTATAGGCATAATGCCCAGTCGAAAGTGACCGGGCATTTGCCACATCATTATTTATTCTCAATCATTAAGTTGTTAGGTATAGAATCTTGTATCTGAGCTTTAGTCAATACATTGTGTATGTACTGTCTAACAGATCCAAGAGATGAACCAGAATACAAAGCATTCTCACATGACTCACGTTGAGCATCTAACTCTTTAATAGCTTTACCTTTGCTGCTATTGTCATATGCTTTTCTAGTTTCATGTTCTAACATTTTATTGATATATCTATCAACAACTTCTATATCTACTCTTTCACTATCATATCTAGTAAAACTTGGATGATCATGCCATCTTCTAATATTAGCCCATTTCTTTAAATGATCTTCTATTTTTTGAATAGCATTTCTAACCTTTTTACGTTTTTGATCTTCAATGATTTGTTTATTGTTACAAAAATTATCATAATCTTTTTGTAATTTCTCAGCTTCTTTAATCATAGAAGTTACTTTTAATGTAGATACAAACTTTTTATAATTTTTCTTTGCTTGTTCTTCTACATCTACTTCTCTATCTGATTCAAGAGCTGATCGTTTATTTCTAAACTTATCTTTGATATACTCTCTAAGATATTCTTGTTCATCTTTTCTTATTGGTTTCATATTATCTCCTATTGGTTTGGGCCAGGCTTTCACCTAGCCCTATTAGTTTACGCAGACTTTTTAGTCTTTGTTTTAGATTTAGATATATCTACTAATTGCTCAGCAGTTTCTCTAGCATCTCTGTTCTTATCCAATGCTTCTTTCAAAGCTATGAATGTAGACGAGATACCAGATGTTTGCAAAAACTGTGGCAAACTTTTATATCTAGGATCTGATTGAAACAGTTCAGCATTTTGGTAATACAATTCATGTATCCATTTAGCTAAACCCATTTT